TGAGTTTGTAATACTCGGCAGGAGCCATAACGCAGTATCTATCGTTCTCAGGCAAGTTGTTCTCATCCATCTGCTGAGCAGCGGAGAACATTGCAGTAGCTAACTGAGCACCAGTAATTGCTGCCTTACTTGAAGCAACAATCTTGATACGTGTACCTCCAGGAAGATCAGTGTTGAAGTTAGTCGCAGTACGTGCTGCCTGTGCAACCATTGCCGCTACATTCTTGTCAAATGTATAAGCTAATGCGTTACCCATCTCAGTTGAGTACTGAGATCTTACATCATAGTGATTCTTGGCCTCATCAATGTCTGCTATGAAAACATTGGATACAAGTTTATCATCTATGTTGATAGTGGCTTCCGCATGTTTGATTGCGTTGCCTGTCAGTTGGGTGCCTGGAGTATGATATGCAGTTGAACTAAGTCCAATTATTGGAAATTGGGCTGATTTTCCTGATGCAATTGTTCTAACTGTGTGCAATGATTCAAACACAGTGGCCTTACGAAAGGCTGAAAGCACTTCTCCTGAAAAGACTTTCAGGAATAATTCGTTAAGGTTAGCATAGTTCGCAGTACCAGTGTTATTTACATAACCCAGCCTGGAAGCTGTAAAGTTAGCCATACAAAATGACCTAGATAAATGAAAAAAATTGGGTGTATTTCCCCGACCTAATCTTCATTTACTCTGGGTGTCCTCCGCAAAGGGCCGTTGTAGTTGCAAGAAGGGTCTAGGTATCTAAATATTAGCAAAGAAGTTATTATTTACTAATTCCAATGAACGAAACACCTTGCGAATGCTCTCATTGTATAGAAATAAGAAGACAACAAACCCGTTATCAACAATGGCACAGTGACAGAAATACCAAAAATAGGTGTTCAAACAATTCAACCTATACCTGTTTGGACAATAAACCCACCTCAATCTCTTCAGATACCAGCACCTGTAACAGTTCAACTAGGCTTTCCCATTATTGATATGCCTGGGTGTGTTGAATCTAGGAAGGATAGTAGAGAGAATAGTGCATTACTAACTAACGACCCAAAGGGAAATGTTGTCTTCTGCGATGCGCAGTATCCAAGCTACAACGCAATGGATTACACGCCAGAGGAACTTGTATATCCACCGAAGAGTGAGGAACAAAGATATCCACAACCACCCATCCCAGCAGCGGACCCACCTCCCGCCCAGAAGATCGAGGATTGCCCGCCACCTGGAGCGGCGGAGATTGGAACTAAAATCGAGGATGGACGGAAGGAAATAATTGCATACCAACTAATAGGCAACAAGTGCATTACTCAATATAAGAAACTCACAACAACACAACAAATAATTAATGCCATACCAACTGCTCCTCAAGTCGTTAGCACTACTGGTATTACTCTTATTGCCACTTCTGCCGCTTTGGCAACCCCAATTCTTCTTAAAGTAGTGAAGCCAATAGTTAAACAGATAATTAATAAGATCAAAAAAAAATTAGGTAAGCCAGTTAGAGCTTTAACTCCTTCAGAAAAACGTGCTAATTCTTATCGGGAGAAACGGGGTTTACCACCTCTAAAGGTTTAAGTGTATGTCTATGCGGTAAGACTTGCCCTGGCTTTGGTCGTATCACTACATCTTCACAAACCTTGTAATATTCAGAATTCGGATGAAACTCAATCCCCTTAAGCATTAGTTCTCCACAGTTCTTCAATCTTGAGATTTCAAAATCTAACCTTTTGAAATTTATCAATTCTTGTTGTAAAGCAAGCTGCTTATCTACTGCCTGTTTACATCTTCTTTGTAATGAATTGTCTAATGGAATTGAAAAGTTAGCAGACACTCCCAGGTTTAAAGCAAAATTATCTTTCTGCCCAGTACGAGTATCAACATAATGACTCAAACTCCCATCATCATTGTAACTTGGATTTTGATACCAGTATTCTCTAGGCGTACTATATGTATGTGAGTCAGTAACAAATGGAGAGATAGTTAACATTGGACCTTGGCATATTATGTTTCCTCCGTAGTGATTCGTAACACTATTTCCAGGTAGATTTTGTATTCCCATATTGGTCACACTCCCACTACTATTAGCAACGGGAGCTGCTGTGGAACTGGTCTGTGCCGCAGCACTCCCTCCATACAAGAGGGCTACTGTGCAAATACTGAGACAGTTTCTGTAGTACTTTCTATATTTGTTGTTCGATTTATGGTCGTCATGTTTGACAGACCAGGGCCACGATACGTCTCTGTGTATTGAAAGGGTTGCCCCCCATTTGTGATAGTGACGTTTGGCCTTGAATTGAGATCTAATCCAGTCCATGTTTGAGATGATCCATCAACGTTGCCTGTTACGGAGGTACTGTTTGGGGAAATTGTTGATCCATCAATAGTTAAATTACTACCAGTCAATGTATATTGAGAACCAGTATTATAATCTTTTGAGACTATACTTTCCACCACTGTTGAAACAGTTCGGGTAGTACTTTGCATACTTCCTTGTGAGAAGTTTGGCACTACGGGAACACTATAAGCAGGGGAACTTATAAGTAATAACAGTGGCAAAAGCCGCTTCATCACTTAACAGTCAAAGCACTCTCTATACTTCCAATCGCAGAAGTACCAGCTCCACCAGCAGTAAGAGTTATAACACCTTGGCTCGTAATCGTGCCCGCTAAACTACCAGCAGTTCCCGCTGCGGTAGAAGTTACGTCACTAAAGTTACCTACTGCACCTACTGATGGGGCTGATGTGGGAACCGCATCGCCTTGTAAATAGCTCGCACTGTACGAAAACGCTGCGCCTGGATTGTCTTGGGTTGCAGCAATCGTCCCAGGCGAATAAACGCCACTCGTAATTGTCCCTGCTGAGACGGTGTTCGCAGTCGTGCCATCCGTGGTGTCAATGTTCGATCCAGATACAGAGAAAGATGAGCCAATGCGTTCTGCTGCTGTAGCAGCGGCATTAACTGTGAGCTGAGTTGAGCTAGTTATCGCATGGGTTATATCTGCTTTAACTGGTGAACCAAGCAGTAACAATAAAACTAAAAGCTTTTTCATACTTCCTCCTTAGGTGGAGTAGGTGGAGTTTCAATTACTTGAACTACTTCTCCTTCAGGAGTTTGAATTTTTAATGGGGTCTGAATACGAATAACCTGTTCACCTGCACCTGCCTTATTTGCAGACATTGCCTTCTCCAAATCCTCCTTGCTAACTCCATTGTTGCCCTTTTTATTTGCAGCCTGCACGCCAAAAGTAGTGAGGGTAGATGTAAAGATTGAAGCAATGAACGTGGGATCAAAGGTCTGTTTGGGGAATCCTGGCAGATCTATGTATGCCAAAGTCAGGCAAAAGCCGCTCCAAACGACAATTCCCAAACGGACTGCAACTCCAATGAGTGCTACCTGTTCATCTTTATCAGGAGTCATCTCTTGGAGTTTATTTATTACACCTTTTTTCTTCTCTTCCTTTTTGTCTGAAGGAGGAACGGTCTGTGAAGTTGACATAAATACAAAGAAACACACGCTAACATTAGCGTTAAACTAAAAGAAATACATAATTAACAATGTGTGGGCCAGGAATGATTCAATCAGAGGTAGGCGGAGAAGATACTTGGGGAAACTGGGGAGGAAAAGATCCCTTAGCCAGTGAGGATGGTCGATATGAATCACTTAGAGGACAAAGATTCGCAGTCGATAGTCATCGAGGAGGCAAATGGGGTGGTGAAGATCACTATTACACAGGATTAGGAGGAGGTTTCAATAAAAAAGGAAGAGGAAGTTTGGCCTATGCAATGAGTAATATTGATAGGGAAATAGAACATAAAGCTAAATGGAGTAAACGAAAGCCTGTTCAACATAAACAACGCTTTTATGGCTCTGATGGAACAGTCTGGAAAGATTAATGAATGAATTATGGGCAGCTCTCATTGGTGTCGCAGCAACAACTGTAGTTATGGCTGTTGGCAATAACAGTTCTCGGAAAGAACGAGATATCCGAGAGCTATTTCATCGTGTTAATGCACTTGAACAACAAGTAGCACAACTTAAACCAAGAAATTGGCGTAGTTAGATCCTAACTTCTCTAGGAAAAACATGAACATTCTCTACTTCAAAGGGAAGAATCTCCCATGAATTACTCTCACAAGCAGATTCAAACGCTTCATTAGCTGTTCTGGCTAAGACAACAGTTTGATATCCAACTTCTTCTGCATAAGAGGTATAAGCCCCAGGCAAACGAACAACAAAATATCTAGGCTTAATGTTTTCCAGCGAGTGAGAACCATCCATCACCTGTTTTTCCTGTTTTTTGGAGTTGGTCGAGGGGGATGCCAAGGATTTTGGCATCAAGGGCCCCCTCAATTTCGCCTTTGTAAGCAGCCAATTCAAGATCCCAAAGTTCTGATTCACGTTCTTTAATAGCTCTGTCCTCATCTATAGCAAGAGATTCGTTCCAATATTCAACTGCACCTGCTAATGCGTCTAATCTGTCATCATGTTGTAAACAATTCTTGTCAACGGTGATATGAGTTAACTGATGGAATAGCTGATAGGCTAAGGCTTTTTCGACTGGATCATTCTCCCTAGCTTTGGAATCTATTTCTATCACCGACCTATTCATTATTAATCTATGTTGATTTAATACAGGCTCAAGTGCATTAATAATTCTTCTTTCCTTTTGGACATTACTTCTTGTTGGTTCAATCGTACAAGGATAAATATTTCTCAAATATGGTTGCAAAAGACTGGCTAACATTCCTTGTCCGAATTGATCTTCAAGGAGAATTAACTTTACCTTCTGTCTTTTCGCTGCTTGAGCTAAACCTTCTAAAACTTTTTCCGTATAACCTTCTCTAAAAGAACCGACCTCTAATACAAATAAATTTCCATTGAGATGAGCAACAATTGCATAAGCTGTTTCGTCTGCACCCTTACCTGATGGGTCAATGTGCATAACACATCCTTGAAATTCCAACCAATCACCATGTAAAAATGCTGGTCTGTGATAATAATCTCCACTAAAACCTACGGCTGGTAAATCATTAATTCGATATTCAGCTCCTGACGACCAAACAATTTTCTCAGGTGCATGATCTTTTATCTCCATGACAACTAAATCATTTAGTCTCAATGGGAATCTTTCTAAATCAGAGAGAGTGGTATCAAGTTGGAACTGTAAATTGAATTGAGACCGACCATAACTCGCTTCTCTTTCGACTAAATCTAATTCAGAGAAACGATCTGGATCAGTTGGATCACCTTTTTTACTTGTAATATTTCCAGCAATAACAGGAGCTAGTGCATCACCATATCGTTCAGGGTTAGCTGGGTAACGTGAAGGCCAGATTCGACATTGATAACCACGTAATCTAAGTTTGTTATAGATACTTTCTTCAGTTTGAGGCGTACCAAGGAACATAATTTCCCCGCCTGGCTTAAGAATTGCATTGAATTCACCAACAGATGACAAAAGTTTTTCTCTCATCCCCACTGTCCACGCTGTATTTGGAACTTCCACGTCATCAGCCAGTATTAAATCCGCTCTGGAACCGGTTAACTGGCCAAAAATCCCGACAGATTTCACCGATGGGCTTTGGTCAGGGATCGAAGGACGGACATCGAACCTATTACTCGCACTTCTCTGTTCATCACGGTCGGGATCGAGGCACTTCAACAACTCCATCTCTCGGATCAGTCTTAAACAGAACTGTGCAAAGTCATCCGCTCTCGTCTTTGAGGCCGACACCACCATTATTTTCTTTTGTGGGTCATTCCTTAACAGCCATAGAACATAGGCCGCTGCCATCCAGCTCTTTCCTACACCACGAAAAGCCTCGATTATTCTTCTTTTAGGCCCATCCTGCATATATTCTGCAATATCCAACTGTATCGGTGTTGGATCTGGTAATTGAAGGTGACGCCACACCAACACAAGAAAATATCGGAAGTCATCGCTATACGGCAGTGGTAACTTCTGCCATTGTTTTACACCCATTACGCTCTACGCTTCTTCAACGAAACTACATTCTCTATATCAGGTAAAGCCTTAGCTAATTCTCCAAATTCACTTCCTTCTACTGGCTGTGAACTAATCTGATTATCCTTCAGAAACTGCCTCAAGATATTTAACTCCGCTGTTCCCATACTCCCTTCATTTAACTTCTCTAAAAATAAATGAGCCAAGCCTTCATGCAGCTCACTCAATACATCTGTAGTACTTTTCTTTGCCATAACTTCACTATAACAATATTAAGGAGGCCCACCCACCACAGGAAGCCTCCTCTTGTTAACCACTCTACTTAACAATGGGGATCTTGGTCGGTTAACACACAAAACCTAACTTACTTTCCCTTTTCTCCACATATGAAGAAGTACCTATATATACCACTGGCTCACCTCTGATCTTCAACCCACTTTTTTACCACAAAAATCTGAGGGGGTAAGCGTACAAGCACCGGCTAATCCCTCCCCCCATCTACCTCCAAAATATCGGCTTAATCTGGGTCTCCCTTCGATAACTCATCGCATCCAGCACAAGACCGGTGATTTACCGCCGGTGATTGTGAAAGAGAGACAAGCCGCACAACAGAAGCAAAGGATAGGGGGAGGCTGATCCAATTGTTAATAACTGTTAAGTGTACTGGTGGTATATCAATGGCATATATATAGTTACTAATGAACACCTACCACAAGTATTCAATGGAGTTATCAAGTCAAGCTCAACAGTTCTTTGTTGATCGCTTTGGATACAACCCAGAAGCAGTAAGTATCACAAGACCTGACGGAGTAACCGACACTGCCTATCTAATAGGAGGGCGTGAAGGTTTCCAGCCTTGGCCAGCCAAACAGGTTGAGGCCTATGTCCAATACATGCAAGGAGTTAAGTAAATGAGCATCAAACAATTCGACAAGGTGCAAAACCTGCAATGGGAGAGCACCAACTGGGATGGGCGGCATGACCGCTCACCTTGGGATGTGTTCAAGGATCTAATCAATGAACAGCCTTGGGATGCACGAGAGCTAGCCATGATAGGCGAGGCTTTACTTGTCTATCAGAACTACGGCAAAGAGAGAGTGCAAGCCTATGTGGATAACCTAGAAGAGTTAGGAGTAGGAGAATGAAACTATCAATTGAAATCAACATGGACAATGCTTGCTTTGACGGCAGTATGTCCGGCTATGAGGTGGCCAAGATCCTCACCAAGCTAGCCTCCAAAAGCTACGAATCAAACGGGCTGGAGATTGATTACTGCGGAGAAGGAGAACAGCCGATCAAAGATAGCAACGGGAATAAGTGCGGGCATTGGATCATCACTGATATGCCTGAATTCGATCCTGCTTGGCACGATTGAGACAGTTGAGACTGCTGGCATTCACTATTAATGTAAGCCCTGAGCAAACCGAGCCGGCCTAATATTGGGAGCTTAGGCATTGAACGATGATGTAAGACCAGCCCAACCCACTACATTTATTTGCTATGCCTTCAGTTGTTTTTAGTTTCGGTGACACCTCTAAAGAGGTGAAACTGAAAGATATCAATTCAGTTCAAGACGTTGCTTCCAATATGAAGGAAGTAATCAAGGAAGAAAAGGATTCTCCACATAAGAAGAACACTACCAATGGTTAGCCCATGCAATCTATCGTTGTTCTAATCTGCATCATCATCCTGCTCTATATATTCTTGAAGAATATTGGAGCGTATGGCAGGTAGATTATTACTAATAATGTAGCAATGGTATGCCAATGGTGTACCTTTGCTACCTTTAAGAAGCCAACCCAATCACAATGCAATCAGGCTACACTCCACACAGAGAACTGTATGACTTTCTTTATAGCTGGTATGACAAGAAGCATGGAAGACAACCAAGCACACAGATAGCTATTCTTCTATGTGAATTTGGCCTAGCTTTAAATGAAAGAAATAACAG